ATGGCAGCAAAAAAGGAAAGTTCATCCAAGCAGCTCCCCACCGGCCCGGCAGGGGATAAAAAGGCAGCGCTGGAGACGGCACTGGCCCAGATCGAAAAGCAGTTTGGCAAAGGCGCCGTGATGAAGCTTGGGACCAACGTTGCCATGCAGGTGGATGCCATCTCCACCGGCAGCCTGGGGCTGGACTTGGCACTGGGCATCGGCGGCCTGCCACGCGGACGCATCATTGAGGTATATGGGCCGGAATCTTCCGGTAAAACCACCCTGGCCCTGCATGTTCTGGCTGAAGCCCAGAAGCTGGGCGGCGAAGTTGCCTTTATCGACGTTGAGCACGCCCTGGATCCCACCTATGCCCGCGCCCTTGGCGTTGACATTGACAGCCTGCTGGTCAGCCAGCCGGATACCGGCGAGCAGGCCATGGAAATCTGCGAAGCTCTGGTACGCTCCGGCGCGATTGACGCTATTGTTGTGGACTCTGTTGCTGCCATGGTGCCCAAAGCCGAAATTGAAGGCGAAATGGGCGATTCCCACGTTGGCCTGCAGGCCCGCCTGATGAGCCAGGCTCTGCGTAAGCTGACCGGCATCATCGGCAAAACAAACACCGTCTGCATCTTTATTAACCAGCTGCGCGAAAAAGTCGGTGTGATGTACGGCAACCCTGAAGTGACCACCGGCGGCCGCGCCCTGAAATATTATTCCTCTGTACGGATTGATGTGCGCCGCATTGAGGGCCTGAAGGACGCCAGCGGTTCCTTTATCGGCAACCGTACCCGCGCCAAGATTGTCAAGAACAAAGTGGCACCCCCGTTCCGTGAGGCCGAGTTTGACATCATGTTCGGCGAGGGAATCTCCAAACTGGGCGAAATGATCGATCTGGGTGCTAAGCTGGGCATTGTGCAAAAGAGCGGCGCATGGTTCAACTATGGCGATATCCGCCTGGGCCAGGGCCGCGATAACGCCAAGCTCTACCTGAAAGAACACCCTGATGTGGCTGCTGAGATTGAAAAGCAGGTGCGTGAAAATGCGGACCGTCTGCTGGCGGCCGGCAAAAAGGGAACCGTGAAGCCGCTGGAGAAGCCGGCTGTTACCCCCGTTGCTGCTGAAGATGCCCCTGCCGCTCCCATGGCGGATGCACCCAAGACCACCGGCAGCGAGATGGACCTCGACATCATGGTTGACGAATAACTTGTACTTTTGCAATAAAGCACAAGGAATCGAATAAAACGCGATTATTCGTAAATTATCATTGTGCTTATGCTGCGCGATGCTCCGGTATTCTCCCTGATTTGAAGTCGTATTTTGGTCGTGGGTCGTATAAAAGTCGTAGAAAACGGCAGAATAATTCAATAAAATGAACCCCTGGAGAAGTGTGGCCCCAGGGGTTCATTTTATTGAATTACTTATTTCTGGGCCTGCTTAATAACCTGATCCGCACCGGTAGCCGCAAGGCCGGAAACAATACCAACTGCAAGCGCGGTCAGCGGATCAGTGGCCGGGAAGTCCGGCACGTTGATGTACATGGCGGCAAGGCCCAGCAGGCCGCCAAGGGCGCCGCAGATGGACGGCAGCCATTTGTTAGCCAGCGGGGTCTGCTTGACAGCCGTTGCGGCAAGGTAGCAGATAACGGTGATGCAGGCAACGGATGCGATGCCAAAAGATGCAAAATCCATGATGATTTCCTCCTATGTGTTTGTTGTGTAGGTGTTCAATCGTTTCTGATCGGCAGGCCCTTGGCGCGGTTGTACAGCTCTGTACCTGTGCCGTTGCCGCCCAGGGCATGGTAGCTGCGGTAGAGGTATTCCAGATTCCGCATGGCGTCCGTGTCAATGCTGCCCTGCGCAAGGCAGCGGGAGCACTCGGCGTACAGGCGATCGTGCAGGATAGCCAGAAGTCCGGCCTTAATGGCTTTGCGCTCCTCTTCCTGCTCCTTCACCCGCTTGGCCAGGCGACGGTAGCCTGCCAGCAGTGCGGCGCAGATCAGGCCGAAGAGCCACTGCACCCAGTATCTGATGATCCAGTCCAGCACGGTCACTCCTCCACATACTCAGCCTTGTACAGCCCTGCATCAATCAGTTGCAGCTCTGCGCACTTGCGCATGATGTACCAGGCGTCGCCGCTGGATACCGGCCCAACGTCCAGCATCCACTGGTTGCCATCCGCACAGGTTTCGTGGTACAGGCCAGCAGTTACCAGTCCCAGTCCCTCGCACAGGGTGCGGATGGTTGCGCGGTCGCCGCTGGAGATACGGCCAATGGTAATACGCTGCTTGTCCAGCTTGTTGGGGGTGGTGTCCTTCGGTGTGGGCGCGGTGTGGCCCTGCAAGCCTGCCTGGATCATCAGCTGCTCATAGTCCTTATAGACTCGGTTGCAGTCCAGGCTGGTGCCGTAGCCGGGGATGCCCAGGGCGTTGCGGCTGGAATACTGCCAGATGCCATACGGCAGGGGGCAGGTGCATGTGCTGCTGTACTGGGCTACCCAGATATCATATTTGGAGAGTACCTCGTAGTCCAGCCGGTTGCGGATAAAATCGCAGCTGGCATACAGGATGCCGTAATACCCTGCGGCCTCAATTTCAGACAAAAAGGCCAGGACAAGTGCCGTGCGCTGGGCATTGGTCAGACGCAGGATGCACGGCTCGTACTCGATATCATACGCCACCGGCAGGCACAGATGCTTGCCCTTGATCGCGGCCAGGCAGCAGCGGGCCTCCTGGCGGGCTTCCGCCGGGGTACTGGCGTAGCTGTACCAGTACACACCGTACTGGATGCCCAGGCGGGCACACTCAGCTGCGTTGCGCTCAAACTGCGGGTCAACCTGACTGCTGTAACGGCCATACCCGGCGCGCAGCATGGCGTGGCGGATGCCCTTGCTGTAGGCTGCCTGCCAATCAAATTTGTTTTGGTGTTTCGATACGTCGATTGCATAATACATGTATTCCACTTCCTTCATGTTGTGCGCTACGCTGCTGTAGCTGCCCAATTTTACCGCGCCGCTGGCCGTACTGAAATCGTTGTCCAACCAGTTCAGTGGGTTGGTGCGGTTGCCTCTCCACCGCACTTCAAAGTGCAGGTGTGCACCGTAACAGTTGCCGGTATCGCCGCTGTAGCCGATCAGCTGGCCTTCCTGCACCTGTTGGCCCTGGGCCACGCAGAGTTTGCTCAGGTGGGCATACAGGGTTTCGAGGGTGCCATACTTGTAGGTCGTGTGGCGCAGCTTGACCATGTTGCCATAGCTGTTGATGTCCCCCTGGGTGCGCTTGCCGTTCCAGCGGTAGGCCGTCTCCACTGTGCCGCCCTCTGCGGCGTATACCGGCGTGCCCACCGCCGCGCGGAAATCCAGCGCCCGGTGCAGGCTGCCGTCATTGTAGAGCCAGCCTGCGGTGATAATGTGTTGGGCCAGGGGCCAATGCAGCAGGGCTTCTTCATTCTTCAGCCGCATTTTTATCCTCCTTATTTTGTCCTCTTCCATATCCATACCGATAAATAAGGCGGCATGTTGTTGTGGGCTGCCCCGGAACCGCCGGAGGCGACTGTTACGGTTTTGGATTCCCAGTTCGGAATACCCCAGCCACTTGATTGCGTTTGGACATACGCATCCGCAGAGCTTCCGGTTTTGGAGCGTATTACGTTGCTTCCGTTGGCCACAGACAGCGAATAATTCGGTAGCTCGCTTTGTGTAAGCTTATGGGTGAATTCGCCCCCAGTGCTACCTGCGGGATAACTGCTGGAAGCAGCAAACAGGAAAGTTTCAGATATTCTTTCCCACGTGCCACCAAATAGATTTGCCGGGCTTGTACTGTTTACGCTCATGTAAATGCTGCCAATCGGCCAGGCTGCAAGTTGTGCTTCCGCGATGGCCGCCTTCACCGCCGCCGGTGTTGCCGCAATACCACCACTGGTCGAACTCGTTGAACTGGTCGAATCACTCAGCTTCACGCCGCCCAAAGTCGAAGCATTACCTGTCGGCAGTGTGTACTTGGTGTCGGTTGTTGGCGGTGTGTACCCCAAAGCACTTGTCACGTTCGCCTTTGTCAGGCTGATCGTACCGGAACTCACCGTAATGTTACTCCCGATTTTTACACCGCCAAGGGTTGAACTGGTAGCATTCGGCAGTGTATACTTAGTATCCGTTGTCGGCGGTGTGTATCCCAAAGCACTTGTCACGTTCGCCTTTGTCAGGCTGATCGTGCCGGAATTCACCGTAATGTTACTCCCGATTTTTACACCGCCAAGGGTTGAACTGGTAGCGGCAGGCAGCGCAGGGGTACTGGAAGAGGCCGGTGTCATATAGATCTGGTTGCTGTTCAGCGCTCCTTCACTCTTAGCATTATCATACTGGGCTTGCGTCAGGTAGTTGATCACCAGGCTGTCCAGCTTTATATCAGTTGCCATAATCATATACCTCTCGTTACAATCGCGCTGATCGTCGTCAGTCCACTCGGCAGGCCGGAGAGCTTGCCGTTGCTGATGCTTAAGCTCAGATTGGTGCTGCTTGGGCTGCCGTACATGGCGCTCTTGTGGTACCTATCACCCTCAAACGCGATCAGGCTCGTACTCTGCCCGCCCCAGCCGCTGGAACTGGTCATGGTGCCGTAGCCCCAAATCTTGATTGCCCCGTCAGTGCGCTTAAAACTAACGCTGGGGTTGGTGTCCGTAATGGCATAAGCCTCCACATTGTTATTGCCACTGCCGCCGGAACTCCCGCCGCTGGCATAAGTTCCGGTCACACCAAAAATGCTCACACCGCTCTTAATGTTCCCGGCCACCAGGTTTGCATCGCCCTTGATTGTTTGTGTCCCGCTCAGGTATTGCCCAGATGCAATGCTCTGGTCGGTTGTCTTCGGGATGTAAGTTGCTGCGTTTTTTTTGGTCACATCACTGCCAATATAAGTGCTCGATATCGCATTCACGGTCACTTTGCTCAGTCCGTCATATCCGCTGTCCGGGCTTACTGTCTGGGTGCTTTCACTGGGACTGACCGCTTTGCTCTGCAATTTTACGCCGCTGGAACCACCACTCACAAAGCCGCCTTGCATGTCAACGGCATTGCTGCCTAAATACACACCCATGCAACTGTCACCACCTTCTGAGCGTAACGTTTGTCGCGCCAACGCTGGCTGCCGTTATGTCAATGGTTTTTGCGCTGCTGCCGTCCCATGCGCCCTGGCTTGTCCCATTCAGGTTAATCGTCAAAGCTGCATTCACCTTGTTGGCGCTCGTTGCGGCACCGCCTGCACTGCTGGACCCAGCATAGTTTGTGGTTCCGGTGACTTTGTCCCCTGTGGCACTGTGGGCAATTACCCCTTTCGGCAGGTCGGCAGCCTGCACCGTATCACCGGTCAGGTCGAGAACAACTTCATCATTGATAACAACCTTATTTACGGCCATGCTCAGCCCCCAATCGTCAACGTCTGGCCACCAGCCGCATTATCAACGTATGTGGCCGGGATAGCCGCCACGGTGACCTGCGACAGGCAGTTATACGCTTTGTCGGGCAGCACAACCTGCTGCTCAAAGGTCGGCGTAACGCTCTTGGCCTGCGGCTTCATACCTTCGCTGCCGCTCATAGAGCCTTTCACGCCCAGGACCGTAACGCCCTCGCGGATATTTGTGGGCACCAGCTTGGCCTGTTCGGTCGCTGCGATAGTCACTCCGCCCGCGCCATCATGAAAGCCCATGGGAATGGTGTACTTACCAGAAACGGTGCTGATTTCACCGTTGACTTCGCCGTTGTTGGGCATTGTGCCGGTCATTTTAGCGCCACGCGCGTAGAATGTTTTCCCGTTCAAAACCTCCGCCACAGCTGCGGTAGCATCGCTGGTATCCGCGTCTTTCGTGCTGGTACCGGTAATAGGGGCGCCGGACTTGTCGTGCGCTGTGATACCTTTTGCGAGCTTGTCCGGGGTAATGGTATCGGCAGTCAGGTCAAGCTTCGTTTCCTTGCCGATAACAACCTTGTTTACGTATTTATTGGGCATTGTAGTACTCCTCTCCTATAATCAGTGTGTAACCGTTGGAATCGTTGGTTACCTCGTACTGAGGTATCTTCTTGATTGTTAGGTCCTGCTGCATTAGTCGCTTTGCGGTGGGCAAAACCTGCGCCGAGAACAACGGCGTGATGTCATACGGCCCGCTGTACTCCGGCGCACCCACCACTGTGGTGCCGGTCACGTCCACCCGCACGGATGCCGCCCCGGCAATGCGCACTGATACGGCGCTCTGTTGGGCCACTCGCACCTGGATCATGCACCATCAACCTCCTGGAATAAGGTCGGGCTCATTTTGAGCGCCAGAATCTCCGTCTGCGGCTGGTCAGTGCTGTCCCGCAACGTGATGCGGGTGTCCATGTACAGCGTCTCGCCGCCCATGAATTTGTATGTCTCCGCACGCGTCCAGGGGATAAGGATGATGTTCTGCCCCGCTTGCCGGGTGCAGTCATCCGGCCAGACGTTGGATTTAATGGCCGGGAAGACTTTGCAGCTTTTCTGTTTGAACACAAATTCGATCCGGCTCACATCATCCAGATCCATCCCGATTTCCACGGGCAGCACAAATTGCGTTCCCTGTTTCATTCGTTTTTCTCCTGATTTGCCGCCGCTGCTTCTACGGTATGTGTTGTCATAGCGTTACCTCTCAGTGCCTTAATACGGCGGTTTTTCTTCCTCTGTTTTCGGAATTTCGATGCTTGCCTCCGCTGCTTCTTCGGCTGCCATGTTCTCCCGCACGGCGGCAAGCACGTTCTCCAAAACCAGCTCAGATACCGCAAAGGGGATTTTCGCCTCATTGATCGCGGCAATAATCTTGCGTTTGCACTCTTTAATGCGTTTGGTATCGGTCATGGTGTTTCCTCCTTAAAGCCGCGCGTTCACGGCATTTTTCAGCGTGGCAATGGCCGCCAGAACCTCTTCATCAAGTGCCACAAAAGACCCCCGATTGTTCTGGCTGGTGATATTGCCGCTGTTGTCCAGCTCCATGTAGGTGTAGCTCACTCGTTCGCCTTCGGCGGTCGTAACGACCGCCACGCCAGATAATTTCTTCATGTTAATCCCTCCGATTCATCCAATAGTATGTCTGCGGTTTCATCTGCTCCGGTGTCCATAGCCAACAGGTCATCTGCGGCGGTGGTGCTTTCATCCTGGGCGCGGGCAGCAGCGCTGGCGGCCAGCTCAATGCCTGCCGGTTCGCCCGCGGGGTAGCTGCTGTCACTGCGGTCGGCATAGCTGCCCTCATAGCCGCGCTGGGCGGCCATGCAGAGCCATGCAAATTGCTGCCTCGGTGCGCCGTGTATAATGGCATACTGGCCGCAGTTTTCGGCCCACAGGTGGCCGGTCCCATCGCAATCCGTCAGCAGCCAGGCGGGCTGCCCGTGCTGGGCGATGGTCTCCGCATAGCGCGGGTCAAGGGCAATCAGGCACCAGCCTTCGGGGCCGCACTGGCCCTTGCCCCAGTCCGCAAAGGTTGGCAGCGGCGTCTCAAATGCGGCCATTTTCAGCGCGCCGAAGCTGGTAGACACCACGCGGGATTTGCTGCCCCAAACATCCAGATTGTGTACATTCAGCTTGCCGGAGACACCCACCCGGGCCGTGTTAAAATCGGCGTCGCTGTCATCGCTGCGGTTGTAGGTGATCTGCATCCCAACGTAAGATGTCGGGTTGAGGCCGTCAACCCAGCCGTACTTGGCGTACTTGCTGCACGCCCCAATGTAGGAGCTGCCAGCCTCTGAGTACAGCACGCCGGTCAGGCCGATGCTGCCGGTGTTGATGGTTGCATACCAGGCAATGTGCCGGTTGTCCAAAAATACGCGCTCGCCGGATTCGGTGCCCATACGTATCCAGGCGTTGTCCAGGTCGTACACGGTGGTGTAGTTGAGGTTATGCAGCTGCCCGGTCGTGATGTTGCCGCCGTTGATGATTGTCTTGTCCTGGTTCCAGGTACTCAAATCCGAAAATGTCACCACGCCGGATAGGTTGATCTGTGCGCTGGTGATCTCTGTTCCGCCTGCCGTCAGCTT